GATCTACATACTGGTACTTACTATAGCATGAAAGAATACTCTGAAGTTGCAGAGGTAGGACTTAAAACCCTATGCAGTAGGATGGCACGTTACCGTCATGTAGAAATAGATAATAACTTTATAGGCCTTAAATATTCTAAGCCTGATAGCAACTTAGAAGGGAGGTGTGAACAGCTATCAATGAAGTGGTTGCGACAGAAGCTAACAACAATTGACCCTAACTATAAGGAACACAACAGATGAAAGGCATCATTGATACATCTAAACCAATCCATAGCTACAAGGTTCTTATGTCTGAGTTGTCTGGTTACTACATAACTGTGGCGGCTGAGACACCTGAACAAGCTATGGAGTATGGCAACAATGAGGCTATGCGAAAGAACTATAAGATGTCACAGATTTATGTGGTTGAAACCGCTGTGGTTTCTGCGGAGCTAATAACTAAATAGTCTATGTAGACTATAAAGCTATTGTCCTTGTTCTTTTTTTTACAGGAGAAAATAGAAGAAAGTTATTAAGTCTTTTAAACTATAAAGAATATTATAGCATATATAATATGTTAAGTGAAGCGTGTTTGTAAAATAAATTGTTGACACTTACATTAGTGAGTGTTAATATTAATTAAATTAAACCAGAAAGGAATACAGTAATGAATAATATTACACCGATGTTTCAAAATAACACAGCACTACAAGCTATTAAAGATAGAGGCTATGGCTCAGCAGGTTTTGATATAGCTGTTGCACCGTTGGTTTATCTTGATGCTTATGAGAGTACCAAGAATGTTATCTACCGTACTGATACATGTGAAGAGCTAGGTATTCATGGTCAAGGCTACAAGGCAGTAGCACCTAAACACATGATAGACGTTACTCGTAACATCATTGAGCGTTCTGACTTATGTACCGATAACATGCAAGAGACAATCAGGACATCTCACAATGGAGCAAGAACTTTTGTTCAATACAAGTTGCCAGAGCATACATACAAAACCAGTGATGGTGACAGTGCATCTTTGAGCCTACTATCTATATCATCTTTCGATGGGACTTGGCCGTACATGATTAGTGCCGCCGCAACTCAGTTTGCTTGTACTAATCTTCAAGTCTTTGTGAGTGGTGAGGTCGCAGTGTATAAATCTAAACACACTCAGTCTTTAGATATTGAGTTAGGTGGCAGGGTAGTTACTAAATGTTTGCAGACCTTTAACACTGAGCGTGAACTGTGGCAACAGTGGCACGGTACAGAGTGCAGTGATTATGCGGCCTTTAGTTTCTTTGCTACTGCACTTAAATGTACTGCAGCTTTAAAGCTTCTTGCAGAGGGCAACTCTGTTCCTGAATATGTTATGGCTGATATGGCTAGACGTAACACAAGTTTAGAATATATGTGGAATGTATACTCCAGTGTATATTCTAAACGCCTTGGAAAAAACTACTGGGGGGTGTACAATGCCATGACTGATTGGTCAACTCATGCTGATGCTTCACGGCCATCAAGCAGAGTAAACATTGCATCAATTAATAACGACAGACAGCAGGTAGTTCGTGAGGCTGTTAGATATAATAACTTTATGAAGGCGGCATAGTATGACAAAAACTTTTGGTAAATATAATTTAAGTCTTAACCTGCGTAATGGCGTAGGTTTAGACTTAGAGTTTACAGATAGTCGTGCAGTATGGGTCGTGTTAAATGATTCTGATATATATGAGGCGGCACAGTTTGAGGGTACGGTTATCTGCCTACCCTTTTGTGTCATAACTTTTGGTCAGGTATTTTTGTTGGAGGATTAACCGTGAAGTATGTGGGCTATCTGTTTGATGTAGACAAAGAGGGGATTGAGTTCGATGGCGTGTCAATCCCCAAGGGTTATGATATTGGTGACACGTTTGAACTAAAGATTAGTGACACAGGTTGCTTAATATTAAAAAGAATTAAGGACGAGGTGAAGGATGAGTAACGCAACACATGGCGGTAAAGGAGACAGGCAACGCAAAGTAAATGCGGAGAAGTATAGCTCTAACTTTGATGCTATCTTTAAATACAATAGAGAGGAGTTAAAAGAAGATGATGATAAAAGCAGTAAACTTTCTGAGCGACACTGGCCTTGGGTTTCTGAGATGGATGAAAAATAATGTGTTAGAGCAAGAACCAAAACCAGTAGCAGGTGTAAGAGTTATAAGGTTTATAGTGGTGTGTGCAATAGGTTATGTATGTGCATTTTGTTTTGTTTTATTACTAAGAGGTGGAGTATGATATACGATATAATATTATTGTTTGTAGGTACAGTGACGCTTGCAGTTGCAATTAAGTTGCTATACATTTCAGAGCTTATGATAGACGAGGAGAAGAAATAATGTTTGCAGAAAGCATATCAGGTAGCCCAAGCCCCGCCGCAATTGCAACAGCTAGAGCCGCGACAGATGTAGTCGATGGTAAGGTTCCATTAAGCAGGGCGTGTGCTATGTACAATGTTAAGGAGCAAACTGTAATACAATTTATAATTGATAGTACTGAGTACGATACGCTAATGCAGACAGCGTTTAAAAAATAGTTTGCATATTTTATTTACCCGTGGTACAATCCACATTCAATTTTAAAACCAATAAAAGGAAAAGCGACATGGCAATATTACAAGGTACAGCTTACTGGGTATCAGCAACTACACCCAACACAACTTTTGAACCAGTGTATTCTGTTAATCTAGTTGTTGATGAGGTTACTGCTGAAGATTTTAAATCACGAGGATTTAGTATTAAGGAGATGGATGAAGGCCCTGCGATTGTAATCAAACGCAAAGTGAATGGCCCTAATGGTATGATACGACCTGCTCCACGATTAGTGGACGCATATAAGAATCCATTAGATGCTAGAATAGGTAACGGTTCTGAAGTTAAAGTTCAGTATAAAGAATGGCAATCGGAATGGAAAGGCAAGACCTTTTACGGGTTAGACTTTCAAGCTATGCAGGTTCTCAGCTTAATAGAAGTTGGATCAGCAGACGGAGCGGAGTTTGATGCACTTGATAGTGAAATGGAGGACGAGTTGTAATGACTACAGTAACAGTGGATGGCGTGGAATATGAATCAGACCTACTCTCAGACGAGGGTAGGGCAGTTCTAAACCACCTAGTAGAAGCAAATAAAAACCTTAGAGAAGCTTCAATGACTGTGGGGTTGATGCAAGCCGCGACAGTTGCATTGATGACTGATCTTAAATCTAACCACCTCACGGAAGAGGCATTGTCTACAGAGGAAGTAGAAACCACCGAGGAGTAAGCCGAATGGCTTTCGTTAAACTGCACCAACCCTGTCAGGATGATTCATGTGGGTCTACTGACGGGGCTTCCATCAATTCAGATGGGTCGGCCTACTGTTTTGTTTGTAGGAAATATTTTCATAGTTATAGTACAGCGGAAGTACACCAACCAGATACCGCAAAGGATTTAAAAGGGTATCAAAGGAAGACCCCGATGGAGAATAGTTCAAGAGTCTCCTCTTCACCCAACCCTACCGCTTCTTTTAACGAACTGACTGACCGCAAGATAAGCTTAGCTACAGCTAAGAAGTTCGGTGTTAGATCAACTACAGTTAACGGTAAGATTGATAAGCATTATTACCCGTATTACAATGGACACGAGTTAGCAGGAACTAAAATTCGTATGCAGAATAAAAACTTTTCTTGGGCAGGAAGCTCAAAAGAAGTTGGCTTGTTTGGAGAGAATCTATTCAAAGCGGGTGGTAAGTTTATAACATTAACAGAAGGCGAGTGCGATGCAATGGCCGCTTACGAACTTATGGGTAGTAAGTGGCCTGTCGTATCTATAAAATCAGGAGCGCAAGGAGGCGTTGCTGATGTTAAGCATAGTCTTGAGTACCTTGAGTCATTTGATTCTGTTGTCATTAACTTTGACAACGACAAGGTGGGCAAGGATGCCGCTCAAGCAATTGCAAAGCTACTAACACCTAAGAAAGCTAAGATAATGACGTTGCCTGTGGACTACAAAGACGCTAACGATATGTTGCGTCAAGGTAGACACGCCGCATACGTCAGTTCTTTTTGGGATGCTAAAGTCTATACGCCTTCTGGTGTATTAAATCTATCTGATCAGTTTGAAGCCTATCAACAGCTAAGACTAGAAAAGAAAACAGCTATACCTTACCCGTGGCGTGGTCTTAATACTAAGCTAGAAGGTATGAGAGCAGGTGAGTTAGTCACCCTTACAGGTGGAACAGGCTTGGGTAAGTCCTCAGTAACCAGAGAGATTGAACACTGGTTGATTAATAATACAGAAGATAACGTAGGTGTTGTAGCACTGGAGGAGAACTGGTCACGTACTGCTGAAGGTATCATGGCAGTAGAGGCTAACGCTAAGCTTCACCTTGATAGTGTCAAGGCTCAATACACAGACGACCAGTTAGATGATTGCTTTAAGAAAGTCTTTATGGGTGACAACGATGGTCGTGTTTGGATTCATGCACATCACGGTGTTAATAACCTAGAAGACATCTTCAGTAAGCTACGCTATATGATCATCGGTCTAGATTGTAAATGGATTGTAGTTGATCACCTTCACATGTTAGTTTTATCTACATTAGAAAACGATGAGCGTAAAGCTATTGACGGCATCATGCATCGCCTCAGAACTATGGTAGAAGAGACAGGCTGTGGTATGATACTGGTATCTCACTTGCGTAGAGTAGAGGGCAACAGAGGTCACGAGAACGGCATCGAGACAGGGCTTAATCATCTCAGAGGGAGCCAGAGTATTGCTCAGCTAAGTGATTGCGTGATCTCCTTGGAGCGTAACCAACAGTCAGAGGATCAGATAGAAGCCTCGACCACTAAGGTCAGAGTACTGAAGTCTAGATACACTGGAGATGTTGGCGTTGCTTCTCACCTACTGTATGATAACAAGACAGGTAGACTCAGAGAGCTAGATGATTATGATGCGGCGCAGTTTGATGGAGAGATCATATGAGTAAGACACCTTACGGAACTTACGCCTTACAAAACGCATTACAACAGCTTAGGAAGACAGCCCCTGACTTAGTTTATGAGGTAAGCTACACTCGTCAGGGTACAATCTTTAACGGCTTTGTAATAGCTAAAAACAAAACAAGCTTTAGACCAGTTGGGATTCTTGATTGGGCGCACTTTACTATGGCAGGGCTTCGCGTTGCAATAGAGTTTGATGTGCTTAAAGAGTATTACGAAGAGATGCTTAAAGATCCTCGTAGTCCCAATAACGATTGGAAAGATAAAGAGCTAGAGACACGCTTAAAGGAGCAGTACGCGAATGAGTAACTTAGTATTTGATATAGAAGCAGACGGCTTAGACCCCACGCAGATACACTGTATCGTGGCTCAAGACGTAGATACTATGGACGTATTTACATTCGACAACACTCAACTAGACGAGGGCTATGCTATGCTCTCTTCTGCAACTAAACTAATCGGTCACAACCTTATCGGCTATGACATTCCTGCTATTAAAAAGGTTGCAGGAGTAGACCTATTCGACAAGAAGATTGTTGATACACTGGTACTGTCACGGCTCTTCAACCCTACACGCGAAGGCAACCACGGCCTTGAAGGATGGGGCTACAGGTTGGGCTTCAAGAAAGGAGACTTCGGAAAACAAGAAGACGCTTGGAGTTCGTACACACCTGAGATGTTAGAGTACTGCAAGAACGATGTGCTTCTTAATACTAAAGTATATGAAGCTCTGAAACTTGAGAGCCGTGGGTTCACACCGCAGTCAGTACAGATAGAACATGGCGTAGCTAAGATCATAGATCAACAGCGTACCAACGGTTTTGTGTTAGACGTTGAGAAAGTTATGGGCTTGATGGCTATGTTTGAAACTAAGCTACACGACTTAGAGCAAGAGGTTCAGGAAGAGTTCCGGCCTGTAGTTACTACTCAGATAC